GAAAGGGTCACGCTCAATGGGGGTTTTTTTAGGTAAGTCGTTCACCCCCCCTGTCTTTTCAAACTGTCTCTCTCCGACACAGTCCGAGCCAGTCCAAGACAGTCCGTTTAAGACCCGACCTGATCCAATTCGATGACGACTAAGACCAAGAAGTCCAAGCCGCTACGAGGGGCAGTCAAGCCGAGGCTTCACAGTCCATTCCTAAAGGGCAAAACCAGAGGCGATGAGGTTGCAGAGCTTGCTGAGAAGATTGGTCAGCCATTACTTGACTGGCAGAAGCTCATTATCAATGACATGTGTTCTGTGGACAAAGATGATCTGTTCATCCGCAAAAGTGCGCTGCTTCTCATAGCTCGACAGTCAGGAAAGTCTCACCTTGCCAGAATGAGAGCATTGGCAGGTTTATTCTGCTTTGGTGAGAAGGACATCCTGATCATGTCCTCTAATAGGTCTATGGCAATGAAGTCCTTTAACATCATGGCAGACATCATCGAGCGCAATGACTTCCTAAGAGTTCAGCTGAAGGATGGAGACATCAAGAAGGGCATCCGTAGGACTAACGGAGATGAACGCATCATCCTTGCATCTGGAGCGCAATTAGAAGTCGCTGCTGCAACATCCGATGGTGCTAGAGGCAGGACATGTGACTTCCTTTGGATCGATGAGCTGAGAGAAGTGTCTGAACCTGCTATGGATGCGGCAAAGTCAGTGACCTTAGCTCGTAAGAACAGCCAGAGACTCTTTACTAGCAATGCCGGTGATGCGTTCTCAAAAGTGCTCAACGATCTGCACGAGGCTTGCTTAAATAAGCCACCTAAGAGCTTAGGCTTCTACGAATACAGCGCACCTGACTTCTGTGACATCTGGGATCGTAACGCTTGGGCAATGGCTAACCCTTCGCTGGGTCATCTGATCACAGAAGAAGCCATCGAGGAAACAATTGGATCTTCAACGATGGAAGCTGCTCGAACCGAGCAATTGTGTCAATGGATCTCCAGCTTGTCCTGTCCTTTCAGCACAGAGGTACTAGAGAACTCATCCGATAGCACATTAGAGATGTCGGTTGGTGCTTATACAGTATTCGGGTTCGATGTGTCGCCTTCAAGGCGTAACGGATCGCTCGTAGCAGGGCAGTTGCTTGCAGATGGTCGAATCGGTATTGGCATCCTAGAGACTTACAGCTCACAGGTTGCAATTGATGAACTAAAGATGGCAGCAAGCATCAAGTCATGGGTTGATCTTTACAAACCGCGTTTAGTGTGCTTTGACAAGTACGCCACTCAGACAATTGCGGACAGGCTCGCCAATTCTGGAGTCGTGGTCGAGGATGTCTCTGGACAACAGTTCTACAAAGCCTGTGGAGATCTCTTAGAGGGAATGACTAACCTGAGAGTTGTCCACAATGGGCAGAAGGATCTCATTGAGCAGTTCACTAACACAGCTGCTAAAACTAACGACAGTGCTTGGCGCATCATTAAGCGAAAGAGTGCTGGAGACATCTCAGCCCCTATCGGCTTGGCGATGGTAGTTTCCAAGTTAATGCTTCCTGCACCTAAGCCTCAGATTTATACTTAGACACGCCCTAGCACATTGTCTAATTGCTTGACAAATGCTACACTTTCTGTCTATGGGTCTATTTCGCAAAACTGAAGCAATCTCTGAAGATAAGCGTTCATCGCTTTTAGCGCAATACGCCCCTTCTATTATGGGCGAGAATCTTAACTCGCTCTATAACTACATCCTGCCTCGCGTATCTCGTAACGAAGCGATGTCTGTTCCATCTGTAGCTCGATGCCGCAATCTCATTGCTGGAGTTGTCGGAGATCTTCCACTTAACCTGTATCGCAAGTCCACAGGTGAAGAACTAGGCAATCCAGTCTGGGTTGATCAGCCAGCAATCAATCAACCGCGTTCAGTAACAATGGCGTGGACTGTTGATTCATTGATGATGTACGGAGTTGCTTACTGGCAGGTTACAGAAGTGTATGCAGAAGATGGCAGACCTTCTCGCTTCCAATGGATTCCAAATGTCAAGGTTACATTTACGACAGACCTTTATGGAATGACTGTCACCCAATACTTCATCGATGCAGTTGCAGTTCCAATGTCAGGCTTAGGCAGCATTGTCACTTTCCAAGCTTATGATGAAGGCATCCTTGAACGCGGAAGTGAAACTATCCGCGCAGCTATTGATCTTCGCAAAGCAAGTGTAATTGCAGCATCAACACCAATGCCTTCTGGAGTTCTACGCAACAATGGAGCAGATCTAGATCCTAAAGAAGTTGCAGGATTACTTGCAGCATGGAAGAACGCTCGCCAAAATCGTGCGACTGCATACTTAACATCTACTCTGGAGTATCAACCAACATCATTCTCACCTAAAGACATGATGTACGATTCTGCCCAGCAATTCCTTAGCACCGAAGTAGCCAGATTATGCTCGATCCCTGCATACCTGTTGTCAGCTGAAATGAACAACAGCATGACCTATGCCAATGTCCTTGACGAGCGCAAGCAATTCTTCTCTCTATCTGTTGCGCCTTATGTAAATGCAATTCAGGATCGTCTTTCAATGGATGACATTACTGCTCGCGGTAACGCTGTGCGCTTTGATGTGGATTCTTCATTCTTAAAGACAGAGCCAATGGATCGCCTATTAGTAATTGAAAAGATGTTATCTCTAGGCTTGATCACAGTTGAGCAAGCTATGGAGATGGAAGATCTAACGCCTAACGGCAGTGAAGGAATCGAATAATGGAAAACCAAGTAATCACCTTCTCATCTGGACTCATTGCCAATGTTGAAGAACGCTTAATCTCAGGCAAGATCGTTCCAGCAGGAACAGGCGAAGTGGGTAACACTTCAGCAGGTAAAGTCGTATTCGAGAAGGGCGCAATTGCACTTCCAGAAGATCCAAAGACTGTCAAGCTTCTTAATCAGCATGACTCACGCCAGCCACTAGGCAAGGCAACACAATTCTCAGAGCAAGAAGATGGCATCTATGCATCTTTCAAAGTTTCACGATCTAATCGTGGAACAGAAGCTCTTATCCTTGCAGAAGAAGGCTTGCAAGCAGGTCTGTCTGTCGGAGTAGAAGTTATTAAATCAAAGCAGAAGGGAAATGTTATGTTCGTTTCCGCTGCTAAATTGCTAGAGGTTTCATTGGTAACCGAGCCAGCATTTAAGTCTGCTCAGGTTCTCGATGTAGCTGCTGAGGAAACTCCAGAGGCAGTAGAAGAAGAAATCACACCAACAGAAAGCGAGACAGCTGTGGAGAATACTCCAGAGACAGTTGCAGCACCAGCAGTAGAAGCAGCAGCGGTTGAAGCTGCTCGCCCAACTGTAGTGACAGCAACTACATTCGTGCGCGAGCGCGTAGCACCAATCACATCAGCACAATACCTAGAAGCAAACATCAAGGCAGCTCTTGGTGATGACGAGGCTCGTCGCGTAGTTCGCGCAGCAGATGACTCAACATCAACAAACACTGGTCTTACACTTGCTCCACACCTAGACACATTCATCACAGACACCTTCACAGGTCGTCCAGCATTTGAAGCAGCAACCCGATCAGCTCTTTTGCCATCAGGTATGAGCTTCACTGTGCCTCGTCTTTATACTAATGCAGATCCTGCAAATGTTGCTCCAACAACAGCAGACACAAACGAAGGTGCAGCACCATCAGAAACAGGGATGACTTCATCTTATGACACTATCGACATTAACAAGTTCAGTGCGCTTAACCGCGTATCGTTCGAGTTGGTGGACAGAAGCCAACCTGCATTCATGGAGCTTTTGATGGCTGAACTTCGTAAATCTTACGAGAAGGCTACAGATGCAGCACTTCTAGCAGCTTATGTTGCTAATGGAACAACTGCAGCAACTACAGCAGCAACAGCAGCTGGATTGCAGTCATTCATCTCAGTAGAAGGCGCAGCAGCATACAAGGGTACTGGCGGAGACTTTGCTAACAAGCTAGTCGCATCGACAGATGCTTGGGCAGCAATCACCGGTTTCGCAGATACTACTGGGCGCGCATTGTATTCAGCACAGGGCGCAACACAGAACGCTTCAGGTACAGCGGTAGCTTCATCTGTTCGCGGAAATGTATTAGGCACAGACCTAATCGTTGATCACAACATCTCAACATCTGGCGTAATCGACAACTCAATGTTCTTGGTTGCACCATCTTCAGTCTATGTCTGGGAATCACCACAGACACAGCTTCGCGTTAATGTTCTAACATCAGGCGAAATCGAGATCAACCTTTACGGATACTTGGCAATTTACCTTGCTAAGTCAGGTAAGGGTGTTCGTAAGTTCAACCTAACTTAATCAACATAGGTAACTAAGTA